GATACCAGAGAAAAACTTTGGATTGCTTATAATGTTGTTGGAAAAGTTGAACAACATCTTCAAACTGTTATCGAAACAGGGAAACTTGCTGAGAAACAACTAGAAGATTTTAGAAAACAACAACGACAAACAAAATTTTAACCAATCGGTTAGAATAAATCAAAGCCAAGTCATAAAGACAGCTTAACCAATAGGAGGACTAATGTCTGACTCAAACCCATTGTTGTCAAATGCAACAATACAAGGTGCTGCAAAACACATTGAAGGTTTAATGGACTCTAAAGGAGTTATCAAAGAATCATCTAATGAAGCAGAACCAGTTGAACCAAAAGCAAAAGTAAAAGCTGAAGCTGAGGTTGAACAAACATCTGAAACTCAACCAGAGGAAACTTTGGAAGTTGCAGAACAAGAAGAAGACGCATCTATAGATGAAAATGCGATTGAAGAACAAGAAACCGATCTACACCAAGTTATTGTTAATGGTGAAAAGATTGATGTTGACCTTGAAGAATTAAAAGCAGGTTATCAAAAGGATGCCGACTACAGACGAAAAACTGAGGAATTAGCAATCGAAAAAAGAGAGCTAAAATCCGAAGAAGATCGTTTGAAAAATCAGTATTCAACTAAGATGGATGATTTAAATTCATTAGTTGCAACTTTAAATGCTGAGATTAACAATGATTTAAATTCTAAAGAGCTTGATGCACTTTGGGATGAAGATCCAACTGAAGCTGCTAAAGTAGATCGTAGGATTCAAAAAAGAAAACAAACGATCCAACAAGCACAGCAAAAACTGAGAGAACATCAACAAACTCAGTTTCAGGAAATATTAAGAGAAGAACAAAGAAAACTTCATTTAAAACATCCTGAGATTGCTGATCCTATAAAAGGGACTACAGTTAAATCGAATATTGTAAATTATTTAAGTTCTAAAGGATTCTCTAATGAGGATGTTGCTAGAATTTATGATTCAAGATATTTCGATGTGATTATGGATGGAATGAACTATCAAAAAACTAAATCAGTAAAACCTAATTTAGTTTCTAAACAAGTGAAGCCATCAAAATTTGTTAAGTCTGGTGTTAAAACAACTAAAGAAGATTTGAATAATAAGTCAAGGTTGGAGAAGATTAAATCGCTAAGACGAACAGGAAATCCAAAGGATGCTACTGATTTGTTGTTGCGATATTTATAAACCAACAACCAAATAGGAGAAAAAAATGGCTGTTTATAAAACATACGACACAGTTGGCATAAGAGAAGATTTGGCAGATATTATTTATTCAATATCTCCAACTGAAACACCTTTTATGTCTGGAGTTGCTAAAACAAAAGCAACTAACACTTCGCACCAATGGCAAACAGATGCTTTAGCTGATGTTGCTGCTAATGCTGCGGTTGAAGGAGCTGCGATTTCTTACGGAACTCAAACTCCAACAGTTAAAGAAACTAACTACACTCAAATCTCTACTAAAGCGATTCAAGTATCAGGAACTAATGATGCTGTAACATCTGCTGGTAGAAATAGTGAACTAGCTTACCAAGTAGCTAAAGCTGCGAAAGAGTTAAAAAGAGATATGGAAACTGCTCTTTTATCTAACAATGCTGCTGTTGCTGGTGATGGTTCAACTGCTAGAGAACTTGGTGGAGTCCAAACTTGGATTGAAACCAATGTATCTGCTGGTGCAGGTGGATCAGGTGCTGGTAATGGTGCTGCTAGAACAGATGGTACTCAAAGAGCTTTTACTGAAGATCAGTTAAAAGAAGTATTGAGAAAATGTTACAATGAAGGTGGAAACCCTAACATGGTTATGGTTGGTGCTTTCAATAAACAAAAACTATCTGGCTTTACTGGTGGTTCAACTAGATTTGACCAAGCAGAAGACAGAAGATTAGTTACTTCTATTGATGTTTATGAATCAGACTTTGGAACATTACAAGTTGCTCCAAACAGATTCATCAGAGGTGCTAATGCTACTGCTGCTAAAGTAGGTCAAGATGCTCTTGTATTAGAGATGGACTACTGGGCAGTTGCTTTCTTAAGAGATTTTGCTCTACAAACTCCAGCTCAGACTGCTGACGCAGATCAGAGATTTATGGTAGCTGAGTACACTCTTGAGTCAAGAAACGAAAAAGCTAGTGGATTAGTTACAGACTTAACTACTTCATAATAAATAATTTGTGGTGGGGGAGAAATCCCCCATCATATTTAATCAACAATTTTGTTTGGTCTTTGAAGATTTATTTTAAAGTCGGAACGAAGCAAATAAAAAGGATAAAAAATGAGAACACTTAACGATTATTTTATAACTGCTGAGATTGAAGATATTTCTACAGCTTCATCAACTTTTGTTGCTATCCCTGATGGTGGAAAAGTAGTTAAAATTTTAACTGCTTTACAAGGTGCTATTTCAGGTGCTGATGCAGCTATTACTTTTGAAGTTGGTGGAACTGCTATGACTAACTCAGCGATTACAGTTGCATACTCAGGTTCTGCTGCTGGTGATGTAGATACATCTGAGCCAAGTGCTGCTAATAATGTTAGCGAAGGTGGAACTATCGAAATGATTACTGATGGTGGTTCAACTGGAACTGCAAAACTTCTTGTTACTTTTGTTATAAGAAGATAATATTAATAAGGGGGATCTTGCCTAGCGGTATTTCCCCCTAAACTAATTTAAGGAGATAAAATGGCTATGAATTATGCTTTAAGACCAGGAACTACACAAAAAGTTTCACCTTCAGGTTCATCTGCTGCAACTGCAACTGCATTTGGTACACAAACTGAATATGTAAGAGTAGCTGCTGATGCTGATGTTCATATTGTCTTTGGTGCAGCACCAACTGCTACAGCAAACGATATATTTTTACCTGTTGACCAACCTGAAATTTTTAAAGTTTCACCTGGTGAGAAAATGGCTGCGATTGGAACTGCAAATGTTTCAGTTACCGAACTATCTAGCTAATGGCTAAACAAAAGTTTGTTCATTATGTTCCAAGAGAAAAACCTCCTAAACGACCAGGAGTTCACAAAAAGCGAATGAACAAAAATGAAAAACGAATGAAGAAGAAGTCAAGATACAGAGGTCAAGGTAGATGAAAAAAGATATTGAAATAGATGGTTTGAAAAAAACTACCTACATGAAAGATGACATGGAAGGTAAAATTGTAACCAAAGAAGAAGTCAATATTACTCCACACTTGCAACACAATAAAAGATTATTAAACCTTAATGATGGGTATAATAAAAAAAGGGATATGAAAAGAGTCGCTAGTATTCCAACTATTGCTTTGCAAGTTTGGGCAAAAGAATATAATGGTACTAATAACTGGTTTGGTTTGCCAAAAGAAACCCAACAGAAAATACTAAAACAAAAATTAAACTCTAGTGAGTTTAGATATTTTAGAACAGCAGAAGGTAAATTATAATGGCATTAAATACTTATTCAGCACTTAAAACATCAATTGCAAACTGGTTAAATAGATCCGATTTAACATCAGAGATTTCTGGAGATTTTATTGTTCTAGCAGAAAAAGATTTTAATTCTAAATTAAGAATTAGAAAGATGATTGCAACTGATAGTTCTTTTACTATTGATGCAGAAACAAAAGCATTACCTACAGGATTTTTACAAGTAAGAGATTTTTATATTTTAAATGGTGGTACTAAATACGCATTAAATTATATTACTCCAGCTCAAATGGATCAGATTAAAGGGGGTTCAATGAGTGGACAACCTTCGACTTATACAATTTTAGGAGATAACTTTAGATTTGCACCTAGTCCTGCAAGTTCATACACAGGTAATATAAATTATTACAAAGAGTTTGATCCACTATCAGATTCTAATACATCAAATTATATTTTAGCAAATCACCCAGCTATTTATTTATATGGTTCATTATATCATGCTGCTAACTTTTTAGGTGGTATTGAACCTAATCAAGCAGCTCAATGGGAGAAAATGTATCAAACAGCTTTAGAAAGACTTGAGAGAAATGACAGAGAAGACCAATATGGTAACGCACCTTTACAACAAAGATCCGATGTAACTGTTGCATCTGCATTTAATGATAGCTCAAGAATTTCTGTAACTAATAATAGTTAAGGATAACAATGCAAATACCTTTTGGAGAATGGCTACCTGACCAACCAGAACATAATAATCCTGGTGCGAATGTAGCTAACAATGTTTATTATGCTTTAAATTCTTACAAAAGATTTCCTTCATTAGTTAATTATTCAACAAACAATATTTCAGCAAATAGTAGAGGTGCAGGTTCTTTTAGAGATAATGCTAATACAGTTTATAACTTTGTTGCAACCAATACTGACTTATATCAATTAGATGGTGGAACTTTTACATCAAGAAAATCTAGTTTAACAGGAACGAATACAGACTTTTGGACTTTCACACAATTTGGTAACTATGTCATAGCAAGTAATGGTGTTGATAAACCTCAATATTATTTAATGGGTACATCAACTAACTTTGCTGACTTAGATACTATAGCAACTGGAGTTCCAAATTTTAAAGTATCTGGTGTGATTAGGGATTTCTTAGTTACAGGAAATTTAACGACTGGATCAAATACAATTCAATGGTCTGGTATTAATGATATTGCAACTTGGACACCAGGAACAAAACAATCCGATAGTCAAGACTTACCAGGTTCAGGTGGACAGATTGTTCATATTACTTCTGGAGAGATTGGTTATGTATTTAGACAAAACCAAATTATTCGTATGGACTATGTGGGTGGTGCTACTGTATTTAGACTTTCAGTTATCTCTCCAAATAGAGGAGCTGTTTATGGTAGAACTGTTTGCCAAGATAATCGTAGAGTATTCTTCTATGCAGACGATGGATTTTTCGAAATTAATGGCGACCAAGTCGTTTCAATAGGTGCAGAAAAAGTAAATAGATTTTTTGATACAGATTTAAACAAAGCATTTAGTGATCGTATTTGTGCTGCTGTCGATCCATTTAATCAGTTAGCTTTATGGTTATATCCATCAGCATCTGATACTGCAAATACTACTGGTATTTGTGATAAAATATTAATTTATAATTATGCAACTCAAAAATGGTCTACTGCTGAAGCTAATGCTAGTACCATATTCTCACAATTCGTAGGTGCTTATACTGTAGAATTAATGGATATTATCTCTCAAAACTTAGACAATATTAATATTGCTTTAGATACTGACTTTTGGAATGGTGGTCAATTATTATTAGGTGCTATAGATAATAATTATAAAGCTGCTATTTTTTCAGGAACTGCTAATCAAGGTGAAATAGAAACTAGAGAATTAGAGTTGTTTCCTGGACTAAGATCGAATATAATTGGTATCAGACCTATTGTTGATGCAGAAGCTACTGTTACAATTAAAACTAGAGATCGTTTAGCAGATACAGAAACAGAATCATCAACAGTTAGTATGAACTCCACAGGTATAAATCCAGTAAGACAATCTGGTCGTTATGTAAAAGTAAATGTTAAAATACCTAGTGGTGGAGTTTGGAAAGATGCTCAAGGAATTGATCTAGTTGCATCAAGAGCAGGGTTGCGATGACAGATAAAACTGATATAGATAATGTTCGATACAGTTTTGAAACTCAAGAGTTTTTTCAAAGACAAATTGAGGAAGCGATCAACGCATTAATAAATGAAAAAAACCAAGAGAACAATAAAGCATTTGCTTGGTTTATAGGAGATTAAAATGGCAGGTATAAAAGATTATTCAACTACTCAAGCTAACAATACAGACTTAAATGGTATTTCAGTTGCAGAAGGGATGTTACCTTCTAATCTAAACAATGCCATTAGAGCATTGATGAAGAATACTAGAGATTGGTATAACGATTCTCAATGGGTTGAATATGGTGATGGTAGTGGTGCTTATACTGCAACTTATGCAAGTGCAACTTCATTTACAATTGCTGGTGTTGATGTAACATCTTTTTATCATGCAGACAGAAGAATTAAAATTGTAGCTTCAACTCCAGGAACTATTTATGGAACAATCAGTTCTTCATCTTTTTCAACAAACACTACAGTTAATGTAACTTGGGATAGTGGTAATTTATCTAACGAAGCTATTACTAATGTATATGTTGGTGCTTTATCAAAAACAAATAATTCAATTCCAACAGGTGTAATTGCAACTGCTACATTAGCAGATGGATCAGTTACTACTGCTAAACTTGCTGCAGATGCAGTTAATGGTTCTAAAATTGCAGATGACAGTATTGATAGTGAACATTATGTAGATGGTTCTATAGACACAGCTCATATTGCAGACTCACAAATTACAGTTGCTAAGATGGCAGCAAACTCAGTTGATTCAGATCAATATGTAGATGGATCTATAGATACAATACACATAGCTGATTCTCAAATAACTGTTGCTAAAATGGCTGCTAATTCTGTAGACTCAGATCAGTATGTTGATGGTAGTATAGACACAGTTCACATTGGAGATAGTCAAGTTACAACTGCTAAGATTGCAGATTCAAATATTACTTCAGCAAAAATTTTAGATGGTACTATTGTTAATGCAGATATTAATGCTAGTGCTGCTATTGATGCTACTAAAATTCATGATGGTACAATTTCAAATACAGAATTTGGTTATTTAAATAATGTTTCATCAAATATTCAAACTCAATTAGATGCTAAACTTGTTAAAGCAAATAACTTATCAGATTTAACTTCAGCTAGTACAGCTAGAACTAATTTAGGATTAGGAACGATTGCAACTCAAAATGCAAACAATGTTTCTATATCTGGTGGTAGTGTTACAGGTCTTGGAGATCCTGCTGTTTCATCTGAAGCTGCTACTAAAAATTATGTAGATCAAGCTGTTGCAGGACTAAGAACTAGAATTATTGCAGAAGCTGCTACAACTGCAAATATAAATTTAACAACTGATCTTGAAAATGGTGATACTTTAGATGGTGTAACACTAGTTACTGGAGATAGAGTTTTAGTTAAAGATCAAACAGATGCTACAGCTAATGGATTATATATCGTAGTAGCTTCAGGTGCTGCATCAAGAGATCCACAATTTGACACAATAGCTGAACTATCTGGTCAAATGATTGTAGTCAATCAAGGTACAGCAAATGACAATAAAATCT